CCAGCCCTTCGATCTGTGCGACTGTCAGATCGTTCAACTCGCTTTCGCTCCATGTGGTCTTCTCTGTCTCCACCAGCGTTCCTTCGTCGCTTAATGCGCTAACGCTTGACGCTGCGCCCTCGTAGATCTGCACTCTGTAAGTCATAGGCTGCAAATTGGTAATGTCAAGGACTGCGAAAGCGTTATTGTCAAGCGGCTTTCCGTTTCCGTAAAGGTACGCTGCATAAACTCTTTCGCGCTGTAAAAACTTGACGCTGTCGTCGTACTCGATCATGCCGTCTTTGCTTGTGCCTGCGCCCATGAAGTATTTGTCTGCAATACCCACGATCGCTTTTCCTTCCGGCATTTCCTCGGACTGTATGATCGTTGTGGGATATGGCAAAACGTCGTTCGCATAAGTTCCGTCTGGACGCTGGATCGTTGTCGCCGGCATAACCTTGTTGAAGTAGTCAACCGGATTTACGATCATGATCACGTTTCCGACTGTTCTTGGTCTTCCGTTTCGTGAAACGGCAAGGCTGGCGATAACTGCGCCGTATGCTTCCGGTGTGAAAGCTGTGATCGCCGTTGCTTTCTTGTCCGGATATGCTTCGCCGTCTACGTGTGCGGCGGAAATGTCCTTCATCATACCGATTGGCATATTTACGCCAGTTCCTGCGACGATACCTTCTTCAAGTCCAGCGTATAACGCTTCTTTCAGCACTTCGCGGACATAACTGTCAAGCCATGTTGCGCCTAAGTCAAGCATGGATTTAGCGACCGGAAGAAATGCAGTAAGTGAATTCAAGACAACGTCCATCTTCTCGAATTCGCCTTCAAGTTCCTTTGTGATCTCTGCGGTAATGCCGCCCCAGACTGCTTTCTGCTTTCCATTCTTGTTTAGAATGAATTCTGTCATGTAAGTAGTGTTCTGGAAGTTGATCGCTGCCAGAAGTGGGTGATCACGGCGCAAGTCCTCGAATACGTCTTCAATGATCGTCTTCGGCATAGTTACGTCAAGATTAGAAAGTGCCTGCTTCGGATTGTCGCTTCTCATTGCGCCGATCAACTTTTCATAGAACTTCTTTTCGTCGGAAGTAAGCTGGCGCAGTCCTCTATTTGCTAACGCCTGCGCGTCCATCTGCTCTACTGCTGCCGTGTCCTGTGCCTTCTGTAAGATTTCAGCTTCGATCCCTTCCGCCATGTCTGCCATAGCCTGTGCGACCTGTTCCGGATCGTCTGTTTTTAGCGCGTCCGAAAACTTCTGCGCTAACTCTTCGCGTGTCAATGCTGCTACGTCTTTGCTTTTCATCTTTTTACCTCGCTTTTCAAATAGTTGTTCGCCGCTGCTTTTGCAAGCAAGCTGGCAAGTTTATTTTTTGTTTCCTCTGTCGGGCTTTCTTTGCCCTTTGTGCCTTCGCCGTTTGTTTCGTCGTCGTCTTTTGCGCTTTCCTTTGCGCCTGCTGCCGTCGCTGTCTGCAAGGCTTTCAGATCTGCTTTGAATGCCCTTTCCTGCACTAACATTTCACGCATTTGTGAAAGTTGCTGTTGAAGCTGTGTCGCCGTAGCGTCCGGATCTGCTTTCTGGCTTTCCGCGATTTCGTCCGCGAAGCCCATTTCTATGGCTTGATCCGGTGTCAAATACGTTTCTTTCTCCATCATTTCGATTAGTTCATCTTCTGAAATGTTGCACTTCTCCAGATAAACTTTTCTATTCGATTCCATCAAAACGTCTAAATCGTCGGCAGCTTTGCGCAGATCTTCCGCGTTGCCGCTAACTGTCAACCATGCGTTGTGGATCAAAAGGCTAGTACCCAGCCCCATGATCCGGCGATCCGCCGCCTGCAAGATCAGCGAAGCCACGGAATATGCGAAGCCGTCAACGTATGCGACAATTTCTTTGCACTTCTTCTGGCGAAGCTGATTGTAAATTGCCACGCCTTCTTTGACTGATCCGCCCAGCGAATTGATGTGCAATTCGATTGTGTCTGTTTCCGGAATGTCTGCAAGTGCTTTTCTGAAAAATTCCGCGCTTGTCTCGCTTTCCGCGTATGACCATGACCACCAGTCAAATTCGCCGTATTCTGATACTTCGTCATAAATATAAAGCTGGTGGACGTTGCTGTCTGCTTCCTGTCGGAAACAGTATTTTGTTTCTTTCATTTCTGCTGGCATTTAGCTTTCTTCCCCCTTTCCTAAGTGTTGGAACTGCGACGCTTCCGCGTAGTTCTTCGTGATATAGTGATTTTGCGACCAGTCTTCGTTTATAGCTGTGTCGCCCAGTTTCGTGCGCAGTTCGTCAATGCAATACAAGCCACTTGAAAGCAACTTGTCGCTGTTTGTCGCCTGCTCGAAAATGTCTATGTGCTGTATGCAGTTTGTGTTTACGTCAATATAATTTCCTTTGACAAACTGCTTTTCGCCGTAGCGTTTCCGCGTGGCTTCTTCTCCAAACTTTTCGCAGATCGGATCGATTGCGAAAGTTAGAAAATTCTTTGTGATTTTTTCAACGTCCGAAACGTCGCCCAGTATTAAGGCTTTCGGAATACGGAACGCGCGACCAGCCATTTCAAATTCAAAATTGATCCGATCGTTCAGATCTGATGGATTTTGCGTGCTTTGCGCGTTCTTTGTTACGTCGGTGTATGTATAACCCTGTGTCAATGGCAATACTGCTTGATTTGCTTCGAAAAACGGCTTGAAGCGTTCGTCAATCAGCTTTTGCAGCGTTGTGGCAAAATCCGGCTGCGCCGAAGTCTGCGCGTCAATGTTCAGAATGCCTTTTTGACCGCCTGCGCGTAAAAGCTGCCGGATCGACTGCGCCACGGTCTTTCCGTAGCTTGTATATGATCCTTCAAGTCTCTGGCGCACGTCCATATTGTTAAGCTGCATATAGATCACTTCGCTGGCTGTATAACTGCGCTGCAATGTCAGATCGCCGATCGTGATGTTTGAAAATACGTCGTCGTAAAGTGTGTATTGCCGTCTTGAAAAACTGTCTGCAACGTACAAATTGCCGCCGATCTCTACGATCAACGCTTCGTTGTCATAACACAAATTTGTGATGAATTTTTGCAGCATATCCGAAGAATTTTCGTTCTGGTTCGGCGCATAATTCCACAAATAATATTCTGATCGCTTTTCCGGCTTGCTTTTTACGAATGTTCTGATCTCGCATTTTCCGATCGTGTTTGCAATCATGTTAATTGCGCAAGCTGTCGCAAGTTCCTTGAAAAAAACTTCTGTGAATTCTTCTTCCACTTGCGTTTTTACTGTGATCGTTGCTTTTTTCCCGAAGGCGCGCAAAAAATAGTCGTTCATGTTCATTTTTCATTTGCCCCCTTTCCTAAAGAGTGAATAGCGGCAGTATTTCGGCGGCTGCTTGCTGTTCTGGTATCAGATCCGCTTGTGTCATAGCCGCGACGAATGCGAAAAAGCCGTCTGTCTTTCTGCTTTTCGCTTCGATTTTTTGATATTCATAATTGCCGTATTTCTTCGATTTGACTTTCTTCGTGTTGTTGGTGTACCAGCGCATGATCGACGAATTGCCATATACAATATTGTGATTACGGAATGCGCTGTCGATTATTGGTTCAACTTTTATTTTGTCCGAAGGTCTGACCAGCTTAATATTTTTGTTTTCGTAGCTGATCCCCAGCTTCGCAAGCGCGTTTTTCATGAGTGCATAACGATAGTCGTCAAGTGCTGTCATTTGAAGGCTGTATGTCTGCATTTGTTCCGCAATCCATGACACGATCAGATCCGGATCGATTTCCGGCGCGTCGACAAATTCCAGTTCGCCTGCTGCTTCCGCTTCGTGCAATGGGTATTTGATACGCGGAAGATCCGCGCTGTTTGTGCATACCCACGTTTTTTGCTTCCAGACTAGCTTTTGACCGCGCTTTGTCAGTATTCCAGCCGACGCAAAGTCATTGATCTTCGTGTAGTCTATTCCTAAGACTGCGAATTCGCCTTGTCGCGGCGGCTCTGTCTCTTGATTTGTCGCCAGAATGTTTTCCCAGCTTGTCAATTCGACTTCGCCGTTTCCTTGCCTTATATTCATGCGCTTTGTCATGAAGTCGCTTGCTGTGCTGTTGTCTTCCAGCCATTCTTTGTATTCCTTCCGCGTTTCTTCCAAAAGGTTCGGTAAATACTGCAAAGACGGATTAGCTTTGAACCAGTTTTCTTCGTCGTGTACTTCGTCCGGATCGTCTAGCATACATATAAACGGCAAAAAGCCGTTGTCTTCCGTTTCGCCGTCAAGAATGCGCTTTGCCTTCTCGATCAGATTGTCCAGAACGCCGTCGCACACGTCGCCGTTTGTGGTTATGTATGTACGGCGTGGGTGCGGCTTCTTTCCTAGTGCGGTTGTGAAAACTTTTATATTGTCGTAAGTCTCGTATGCGTGGACTTCGTCGAAGTCTACTTTGCCGGATCGCAATCCGTCTTTTGATTTCGCGTTGTTTGTCCTATATTTCAAGACTGATCCGTTTTTCAGTCCGACGATCTTTTCTTTGTTCCAGTAGAAGACTTTCCGCAATCCTGCTTTTGTCTTTTTGTCCTTGCAGTTCTCCAGAATGTCGTAAATATCATTGAATGAAGTCTGCGCCTGTTCTTCCGCAGTTGCACAAATATCAATGTCATACTTTCGTATGTCATTATACGGAGAGATCAACGCGAAGTCTTCAAACGCCAGATAGCCGTTTTTTCCTGCGCCGCGTGCGACCATGACGAAAAGATCCGGAAAGCGTGGCAAGCCGTCTTCGCGGAACACGCAACAATGAAGCGTGAATATGAATTTTTCCCATTCAAACAGATCAAAGTCAAAATATTTCTGCAAGCCCATGTAGTTTTGCAGTTGTTCCGTTTTGATGATTAAATTTTCATTTTTGAATACTTTTTTTACAAATTTGATTAGCTTTTTTTGATATAAACTAACCCTTTTTCGACCATTTTTTCCTGCGCCGTCGACTAGATCAATATAATTTTTTAGTTCCGGAACGTCACAATATGAAGTCGCCATCGCTTCCACCGCCCGTCGTTTGTTTCGGACTTAATCCCAGATCGGAAAGAAGTTTCAGCATTTGCGCGTTTGTCTTGTTGAACATTTCGACGGACTCATTTTTCTTGAAGCCTTCTTGACCACCGCCGTTGTTATATTTTACAGTAGTTCCGCGCTTTTGAATGTCTCGCGCACAAAGCGTCTTTGTGACGTACATGGTCATATAATCTTCGATCATGTCTTCGTAAAATTTTCCGACTGTGCCGTTTGCGTCAAGCTGATCCAGCAAGTCGTTTTTGATCTCCCGATACACTTTTGACCGCGTTATTTTTTTGACTTCTTCGGTGCGTTCGTCGCGTTCCTTCTTTGCCATGTACCCCACCCCCCTCTCATGCGTGCGCGCGATTTTCTGTTTTGTCTAC